CTGGTGTTGATGTCGCTGGTGGTGCCCTTGAGCGTCAGCAGGCCCGTTGTCAGCGATGCCACATAATCGCCGGTAGCAATTGCGGTCGGGCCGAGGTGCTTGATCGTGGCGGTGCCATCGCTCGCTGTCGCGCCTGCGGTCGGGTAGGTCGGGGCAGATGCGCCGGACGTGCCGGCGACAGTCACGACATATGCCACGCTGCTGGCGCTGATCACGTCTCCGATGGCGTAGGCCGTCGAATTAGCCCGCGCCGTTGCCTTGATCTCAAGCGATGCAAACGAAGTCAGTGCGCGATGGCCCTCGGGATAACCTGAACTGACGCCGGCATCTACACTCGCCGAAGTGTCGGCCGTGGTCGCCATCCTGGCGGCCACGGGGGCGCCTGCCGAGGCAACGCGCCCGTGGGACATCCTGTTGGCGTTCCTTCCGTGGTATGCGCTAGAGACTCGGCGGACCATCGAAAGCCTGTGGGCGCTACCTGCGCGCGAGGTTATCGGCGGGATCTGCCAGCGATTGCCGGGACTGTGCGCGGATAAGTCGCGCATTGAATCAGCGGGCGCTGAATTGGAGCGGCTTATTCCGATGCTGCAAAAAGGAATGGGCAGCTAATGCCTCTCGTCGCCAGCACGACAGAAATTGACGAGCTGGCGCGGAGGTTTGCGCGTGCCGCTTTGGCGACTCCGGCCGAGTTCACGCGCGCCCGTAAATCTATTGCGCGAGGCGCTGGAACTGAGGCTAAGCGTGCGGCTGTGGCGGTCTACAACCTGTCGCAATCGCGCGTGGCAGACGATCTGCGCGTGATCGAAACCCTGACAGGCGTAATCGTCAGCGGCAAAAAGAAAACCATTTCATTTCTGTCCTACGGGTTCCGACCGACGCGCAAAGGATTGGCCGGACGCATTTTCAAGAAAGGCAAGCGCTCAGTATTCGATGGCTCATTTATCGGGACCGGCATTGGCGGCGGCAAGGTTCCGTTCTGGCGCATTGGCGAAAAACGAATCATGAAAATGGGCTACAACGCAGGCAAGCGCAAGCAACCGCTGCACTCCCTGCACGGCCCGTCCGTTGCCGACATGATGGGGAATCCTAAAGTGGCAACGCCATTGCGTGAGCGCATCTGGGAGCGGGCGCGGCGTGAGTTGACCAACCGTCTGAACCGACTTGCACGGCGGGCCGGATAATGGCACGAGAAGTTAACGAGCAAGAGTTTCGGCTGATTGATCGGGTTTCTTCCGGACTGCAAACCATAGCGGGTGGAATTGGCAGGCTGCGTACCGGCCTAACCGAGCTGAACCAAGGCGCCGAGCTGGCCGCCAAGGGCATCGGCCTGGTTCGATCCGCAGCGGAATCTATCGGCGGCGCAGTCCAAGGCGTTGCCGACTATCAGACCGCGATGGCGCGGGTAAACCAGATCACGCAGGCGACCGCCGAGGAGCAAAAAGCCCTGGCGGCTGCGGTCCAATCGGCTCAGGTTGAACTAGGTGTCAGCGCCGAGGTATCCGCCAACGCGCTGTTGAAACTCGCCCGTGATGGCGCCAGTGCGACAGAGGCAGTCAACGCGCTGGGCGGTGTGCTGGCCTACGCCAAAGCCAACGCTCAGGATGCGGGCGCCGCGACGGAGCAACTTGGCGGCATCCTTGATTCATTCGGCGAGCGCCCGGCAATCATCGGCAAGCTCGCCGATGCGCTGACGGCAACCGCCGTTGCATCCGGCACTACATCCGAAGCGCTGGCAAAAGGCTTGCAAGGCATTGGGCTCGCGGCGGATGAGGCGGGCCTGAGCGTCAATCAGACGGTGGCGCTGCTTGGCCTTCTTGCCAAGCGCAATATCGAAGGGACTGGCGCGACCAAGCAACTGGTTACGATCCTGGGCCAGTTCCGCGATCCTGCATCAGTAGCTGGCAAGGCGCTTGATGACCTAGGCCTGTCAGGCAAGACATTTACCGAAGTCCTCGCAAAACTCAGCACCGACAGCACGGCAGCAACCGCCGTACTGAATACGCTAGGCAACAAGCCGCGCGCCGCATTGCAGGCGCTGCTTGCCGATGGCGGCGGTGCGCTCAAAGAGCTAAACAAGATCATCGGCCAGAGTGAGGGCTCGGCCAAAAAAGCCGCCGACGCACTAGGCAAGACGTTTGAGGAAGGGCTAAACAAGGCATCTGCGGCATTTCAGGGCCTCAAGATTGCGGCGCTCGAACCAATCCTTGAGCCGCTGACCAATGGCTTGATTGCGCTTGCAACACGACTGAATCAGGTCGCGCAGTCTCCCGAGTTCGCCAATCTCGCAAACCAGTTCGCGCAATTCGTCACGAAGTCAACCGAGTCGCTGACGAAGTTCATCGGCGATATCAATTTCGAGCAAGCGGCTGCGAAGATCGCAGGGTTCACGCAATCGGCTGTCGAGAATTTCGGCGCGATAGTCAAGGCTGCAAACCTAGTTGCTGGCGCGCTCAATTTCGTAGCCGAGAAAACCGTAGCCGCAGGCGAGGCCATCGGCAACACCGCAGGCGCCATATTCGGACCGCTACAAATCGCGCTCGAAAAGGCTGGCGGCGCGGTGTCGGATGTTTCGACTCGGTTCGATGAACTCAAGACGGCGGCTGCGGCTCCGCGCAAGAATCTCAGCGAGCTAGTCAATCAGACGCTTGGCGTCAAGAAGGGTCTTGACGACGTATCGAAGTCTGCGCGTGTTAGTGCGGAGGAATTGCGAGCGCTTGCGCTTGCCGCACTGCCTGCACCCATAAGGGCCATTGCGGAGGCCGCTACCGCTGCTGCCGCAGATCTAGACAAGATTGCTCCCTCTACAAATGCAGCGACAGATTCAACGAAGTCTCTCACTGGGTCTGCGTATGAATTGTCGCTGGCGTTTGAGCGGTCAAAGATTTCAACGTATTCCGCCGCGATCGCAGATCTTCTGCGCGCCAACCAGGGTGGAAGTGAAACGATAAAAAGGCTGTCGCAAGAGGTATCTGCGGCAGAGGAAAACGTCCGCAAGTTGCAAGCAGCGCACGAAGATGCGGCCAAAGCAGCAGGCGACCAGACAACCAAGGTTGATGAAACGACGAGAGCCGTTCGCGACTTCGGGTCTGCGGCGGAAAGCGCTGGGCAAAGCGCACGCGATGCTGGCGACGAAACAAAGAAAGCCGGCGATGAAATCGAAAACTTCGGCAAAAATGCAGCAGCCGCAGCCTTTGATCTCGGCAAAATGTCAACCGAGTTTCTGGCGCAAAATACAGCGGCAGCTAGCGCGCAGGCATCGTATCGAAACTATCTTGAGGTTCTGAACCTTGGTACGAAACTCGGCAAGGATCAGATAGAGCAATTCGAGCGCAGGCTAAACCTGTCGAAAGACATAATCCGCGCCAATGACGAGGAAGCGCAAGCGCTGGATCGTCTGGCGAAAGCGTACCCGGCAGTTAGCAGGGATGCGCTGCGGGAGTTGTACGAAGCCGAAAAGAAAATCACCGAGATACGCGAAAAGAAAAACCGAGTGACCGCTGAGGGGCTGGGCATAGAGCAAGCCGCAGCCAAAGCCGCAAGCGGAACCGCTGGTGCGCTTGGATTCGGCTCCCGCCCCGCTGGCGATGGCCGCACCGCTGCGAATCCTGACGCGCCCGCTGGCGCTGGCAGTAGCTCGAAAACCGGCAGTGTGGTTATCAACGTGTCCGGCATCCTAACCGACGAACTCGCCCGTGAAATCGCGGAGCGCGTGCAACGCGTACAGAGGCTTGGCCGATAATGCACGGTTTCCGCTACCTGACCAGTGACACCAATCTGATCGCAGACGCGACGCTTGGCGCGACGAATGTCATCGCCTCGCAGGCATTCGCGCAAGTATCGCGCGACGCCGACGGTGGCGGCCTTGTCGAGTTGACCGGCAGTTACACGGGCGCGGCTGATGCCACGTTCGAGATCGAGAAAACGAGCGACACGATCACGGGCGCTCCGCAATTGTCGGCTCCGGTCTATGCGGGCATTGGCAATGGCGTGCTTTCTGCGCTGACCGCATCAAGCGGCATCGCTGCGCAAGAGTTCACGATCACCTGCCTGGATACCGGCACGACTACGCGCAAGGCGTGGGCGCCGTTCCAGTCCGTCAACCTGCGCGCTCGCACCGCTGGCACCGCTGGCAACGATCTGTCGCTGCGCATATCGCAGGCGGGATTGACGGCGACCGCCACGGACTATTCGCTAACCGCTGAGATCCAGGCTGGCCAGACGGAATACGAGGGCTCGCAATGGGATTTTGGCGCCGTGGTATTGGAGCCAGAGGGCACTATTCCAGACTCCGCGCCACGTCTGCGATTCGGCGATTCTGTCGAGGTCTACCGGCACTGGAAAACCTACCGCGCCGGCAAGTATCGCTATCATTTCAGCCCGGAACCGCCGCGCAATATAGCCAAGGGCACGCGCGTCTATGCGATCACCGGGGGCCGCGAGGTCACTATCTACGACGGTGCGACGCTCACCGAAACGTGCCCGGACCCGGTTGATACGCTGTACACGCTGCTGACCTGGATTCAATCTTCGTCCACGCTGATCGAGGTAGATGGCGTAATCGCAAACGACAGGCGCCCGGGTGGCATGGCCTGCGATGACCTGACTGTGCAGACGGCCAGCTACGTAGGCGGCAGCGTGCGCGAGGGCACGCGCTACGCTCAGAGTGCAGCGATCACGGTGACTGCCGCGACTGACGCGCCGACCGAATCCCTGCAACTGCTATGCATCGCGGCACCGATTCCTGGCGCTGAAATCTGGTCCGTGGTCGGCGACGTTTCAGGGCGCCTTGATGACGCGGTGTCTGGCGTCGCATACGCTGACGGCGACTATGCATTTACGATTCCGCGCCAGTTGCAACCGGGCGCGTCGCCCGAGGGCGACCGGGCCGCATATCTTGAATTGCTGAGCCGTGGCGCCGACGAGGTTTCGCCGGTCCTGTGCGTCAGCAATTTCCTTCTGGGCGCCGAAGCGCGGCAGGCTGAATACACTTTCACATGGGCAAAGCGTCCGGCTGGCGATTGCAATTGCACGGGCGCAAGCGTGCGCGGTTTCCCGATTAACGATTTCCTGGGCATTGATCCGCCCCAATCTGGAGGTTCTATGTCTGCAATTCCCGCCGCGATCCTATCGCGGGTGGGCACTATCACTGATTGGAAACTGACCTTTATTGAATCCAATGTTGCGTTTGCAACGTCAAGCGGCTCCGTGCGTATGCAAGTATCGGTTGCAGAAAATGCAGACGATGGTGGAACGTATTGGAGTTACGCTAACGGCTACAGTCAAGCCGTTAGCGCGTGGATGAAGGCAGACACAAGTGATATTCGCCTATGCGAACAAGTCGCCGCCATGTTCGAGGAGGCGCTGTTCGACATCTACACGCAACTGAATGCGCTCCCGTCCGGCGCTGGCACTGAGTTTGACACTCAGTTTGCCGCGTTCGACACGTTCATGTCGCCGCTTGAAACGCTCGTCGGTTCGCAGGATTGGGAAAATAAAATCCGATCCTCTTACGCCGAGTTTCTGTATACCGGCGCAGGCACCGCCAAATCCACGTTGGCAGAACAGGCTGGTATGGCAGCAGCGAAAGCGCTGGCCGAATCCGGCACGCTGACTAACGACACGTTCGCGGCGCTTGCTCGCGCCCGTGCCGCGATCTCGAAAATCTACCACTCTGCGGGGCTTCGCAGCCCTTTTGAGGTGGCTACACTGACCGGCAATTCAGTGTGGTCTGATCATGGTGGCGATGCTTGGTTTGAATCCAGTGATGGACTCTTGCCAGTGCAACCGGGCTACTATTACCATTCGTGCAGAATGCAGGACGATGGCAGCGGAAACGTTGTCCCGACTGCATTGAAGATGTTCGGAATCGGCGTTGCTATCGGGTGCGAAAACGGCCTGAAATATGGCGACAAACTGATAATCAAGACTGGCCCGTATGCCAATGCGCGCGGCACCTACGCGGAGTCTGACTCGATCACATGGGAGATTATCCGCGCCGATCCTGTCGCACTTGGCGGCGGTCAAACAGGTGATGACACGATAACCTTCTCGGTTCGCGGCTCCGCAGTCGGCGCGCTGACCAATTACGCGTTGGACACGACGGCCCCAGTAGCGTACTCGGATGGTGGGCTTGGTTTCCTGATCACGCCGGGCGCCATTGATTTTCAGGTTCAGGATCAGTGGTCATTCTCTGCCGAGGGCGGAACATTCAGGTGGAGAAAGAATGCAGGATCATGGACAACGGGCGTGCAGATCGCATCGACGGTCACGCTGTCGGATGGCGTCAGCGCATCGTTCGTCCCCGGTCAAACTCCGTCGTGGGTGACGGGAGACGTCTACGTCCTGTCGGCGCTCGCGGTCAACGGCGTCGCGCAGATCGCCGCGCCGGATGACGGCGCATTTTCCTGGACCGGATCGACCGTAATCGACATTACGCCGACCGGCGCTGCGGCATGCGTGATGATTGCCTCGCACACGATCCCTGCAGGCGCGACGATCACGCTATCGGCGAGCGATGACAACTGGGCAACGGATGCCTACAGCGTCGCACTCGCGCGGCAAAGCGGCGTGATCTGCAAACTGCTGGACCAGTCTCGCACCCATGCAAAATGGCGCCTGACGATCAACACGGCGGGCTCTATCGGCTGGCTGTACCTCGGGCCAGGGGCGCAGCTGTACGTGGATGACACGCGCACTTGTCCAGGTGACTGGGCTATGCAAATTACGACGGCAACCGCACGGCGCGCTCGTGGCGTGGCGGGCGACGTGACCCACCGACTGGTGACCTATAGCAGTTGGATGACCGCTCTAGATTCAATCGAGCACGCTGCCATCAATGACGATGGGCGGCTCGGCGTGATCTCGCCCGCCGGGTTCGGCGCGTTCTGCCGAATCGACCCTGCTGAATTGTCCACGCCCGACCTTTTGCTTTACCAGTACGCCGAGCCGGCGGTGACTGTCACCGTGCCCCTGCAGGCCGCCTGATGTACTGGCTCCGCATCGACACGACGCCAGTAGCGCAAGTTTTCGCGATTGACGGCGCCCGCGCGCACATCGATACGGCGCTACCATCGCACCGCATCGACGCACTGGCGCCTACTGCCATGCAATCGCAGGTTGGGCGCGTCAACGAATCATGGTCTGTAGTCTTGACCGGCGCAGGCTCGGCGCTGCGCCAGCGGCTCACGCAGCAGGCGCTCTACGGCGTCCGCGTCAGGCTGTACGACGGCGCGGACCTGCTGCGCGATGGCGTCAGCGATGGGCTCAGGGCCAAGGACCGCACCATTGAACTGTCCGTCCAGTCGGACGTGTGGACGCGCGATCTGCCGATTCGCACGACCGCTGACCTTGGGACGTTTCGCGACGTGCTGCCCATTGCTCGGCGCTACGGTCGCAACGTGCCGGGAGTCCTGGCGCCATTGTCTGCTGACCGGCGACGCTGGATTTGGGCGGATCACGCATCGCAGGCCATCCGCTCGATCACTATTGACGGCCAGCCCATGAGCGGTTGGGCGTGGCGAAACGATACCGATTCGACGGGCCACGCGATCACAATCGTGGAGACTGTCGAGCCAATCGACGATGGCGCCGAGCTGGTCGCGGTTGGCGATGGCGCGATAGACACCGCGGCCGGCGAGTTGATCGGCAACCCCGCGGATGTGGTCTACGACCTATGCCGCTTAGCTGGCCGCGAGATCCAGCGCGCATCGCTTGCGCGCTATCGGCGCGACTGCCTAGCGCGCGGGCTTGAGCTCAGCGCAAGCATCGACAGCGGCACACTACAGGCAGCGGTTGAGTCTATAGCTGCCAGCACGCATGCGGTATTTGCGCGCTCGCACCCCGATCTACTGCGTCTGCTGCCGATCACTGCGGCGGCTGACTACGCGCTAGACGCGCGCTATCTGACCGGCATAGATGGCGACGGTGGCGATATTGCGACGCGGCTGCTAGTTCGCTATGGCGTCGAGGAATCCGGGCCGCGCAGGTCGCTGGAAGTCCGCGCGCCGGCCATCGAACTCGCGCACGGCGAGCGCCCGCGTGAAGTTGTGCTGTCATGGATTCGCGACGACCGCGCGGCGGCTGACGTGGCAACGCGCATGCTGGGCGATATGGCGCGGCCATCGTATCTGATGAGCTATTCAGAGCAGCAGCGGCAATGCGTGCCTGGCGAGGTGGCGACGGTAGCCGACACAAGTAACGGTCTATCTGGCGCTGCTGTGGTCGAATCGGTCAACGGCAAAGCGCCGGTTGCGCGGCTGTACGTCGGCACCGTACCTGCGATCTCACTGGCGACACTCGCCGCAGCCTACGCGCCCGAGGCATACGCCAGCGCAACGGTGACGGCGCAGGGTTCGCAACGGGTGGTCACGATCACCGACAGGTCAGGCGCTCCGCTGGTTGGTGCGCGTTGCGTGCTGGACGACAACACCGTTCGCACGACAGACGGTGCGGGCCGCGTATCCTGGCCGGCATCGGTCATGGGCACCGGTCGCCACGTCATCGACGTTACGGCGGACGAGCATGAACCAATGCAGATCGAGATCACGCTGTGACCGTGCGCAGGTTTCGCGGCACTCCGGCGCGGGCGCCTGGCGCTGGCGTCAATGTCACGATCCGCATGACTCCCGTGGCGCGCACGACACCATGCCCGCCTGCTGGCACTGGCAACTGCACGCCGGCAATCACCGGCATTCAGTGGTGCCTGTACGATGCGGCACCTGACACGCTCGTTACCGACGGCGGCGACCCACCTACCTACACGCTGACGCCAACAACTGAGGTTCCGACGTGTTCGTCGGATCCGATCGCAATCATCCTGAGCGGTGGCGGCTATCCGCCCACCGACCAAGACGGCTACTACATATTTTCGCTCGCTGGCGAATCGTGCGGATGCGTGCCTGAGTGGTCATATGCATTCGCACAGGATGCCACCCCGACTTGGTCTGATCTGGCGCAGCCGTACATTGCAGGCACTCAGCTAGTCGTTCCGATCCCAGGATCGGGCACCTATGCCAAGGGCGTGGCAACAATCAGCGCGGTGTGCAATGGGGTCAGCTACGGGCCGCTAACGATTACGCTTTCGTCGGCGTATTGATGTGGAAACCGTTGCAGCGCTTCGGACCTTTCCCGAATGATTACGGGCGAAATGGTCCTTGACATCCACGTAATCCACCGCACCGAACCCAAGTCCTGGCTGTTGCAGTGCTTGCGCTCGATCGCGCCCTACGGCTACCGCGTCATAGTCGCAGGCGACCGCACGACCGCCGAGAACCGGGCGCGCGCCATCGCGGACAGCGTAGCCGAGTACGTAGCATGGGTCGATCCTGACGACTGGGTAGAATCGGCGCAGATCGCACACATGCTCGATGCAATGGCCTCGCGTCCGGATGCTGCGGGTGCATTCAGTGCCGAAGCGTTGACCGACGAGCGTGGCAACGTGACGCGACCGGCAGACACCAGCGCGGGCGACTGGCGCCCGCTGTCGCAGATCACATCCCCGAGGTATGCCCACAATCTCACTATCCTGCGCAGGCGCGCGGCACTTCCGCATCTGGCGGCTATGCAACCGTTCCGTGCGCTGTCGGAATACGTGCTACGCGGACTCGTCACGCAATCCGGCCCGCTGCTGCGCGTTCCCGTGCCGGCGTACTACTGGCGCCAGCACGATGCTCAGCTACACCGCACAACGAGCCGCGACGAGCATGCGGCGGCTATCAAACTGGTATCACCATCGCTGATCGCGCACACGTCCGGCATTGGGCGCGCGGTTGCTACTGTTGCGGCGGTCGCTCACCCGGCGCGGTGCGTTACCTGCCGGGCGGCGCGACGGATCATTGCTCGCTGATATCGACAACCTGACCGCTGGCAATCGTCAGCATCACAACCCGCTTGCCTTCGTAGTAGTCCCAGCGCTGACCGACTCCGGCGCCGAATCCGTTTTCAAGCTGAACCACGTTGTCCGGCTTGCGAATTTTCTGCCGCACCTCGGCCACTGACATTCCTTCGGTCACGATCTTGCCGCCGATCCGCGCGACACCCTCTCCAAAGGCCGACATCGACAGCAGCGCGGCCAGGACAAAAATCACGATACGCATAGGTTCATCCTCGTTGGTTGCGAAACGTTAAACCACATTCCTTGCGGCGTCTAGCAAGGGTTGCTTGGCGCCGGTTTTGTTGTCCACTATTCCGGCGCCTGTCCACTATTTCCAGCGCCAGCAAGCCCGATCAACCCACGCTCTACGGCCTCCCGCATCGTCATAGACTCGCGCAAACGGGCCAGCGCAGCGGCTGCATCCGGCCCGATCCGCGTGTTGATCTGTGCGCCACCCTGCGCCCTTGTCGCTGCGCGGTGGCGAGCCGCGCGGGGGTGGCGGGTTGGGTCTGGTTTCATTCAATGTCTCGCATCGGCGAGCCAGCAAGGCCAGCGATACTTAAGTAGTCCATTGCGGTTTTTGGTAAGTTGCTGTCTGGGGAAGATTTTTGCAGCGCATGGGCTAAACGGCGAACGAGCATCGCTAATTCGTCCGCTACTCCGTGCGCTGTGCATACCCGTTGCTGCGCATCGTCGCACGCTTTTTTGGTCCCGTGCTCAGTTTGGTAGTGGCCGCCGTCCCGGTGGATGACGGCCAGCAAGCTGCCGAGCCAGTACTCAGTATTGTCCAGTACATCGCCGCGCAGATACCATTCGCGCTCGAATTTCTCAGCTTGCGCGTTGGCTCGCTCAAGGCATCCTGTTAGCCGCGCAATCTCTGACTCCAGTTGTGCGACACGTTCAATAGCATTGCGGCCAAGTTGCGCGAGTCCCTGCACTCCGGGGCTTTGTAGCGGGTCGATCTTTGCTGCCGCTTGCTTTTCAGCATCGCGGCGTGCGTCGTCTGTTGTGTACCAAGGCATTACACGTTCTCCCACTCGTTGATTTTGCTCATCAGGGCAGCAAGGCTGCGCGCAACCAACGTGCAGCCTGTTTCGTTGTGCGTGGCAACCCAGGCTGATGTTTGCTTGATGGTCCATTCCATGCGGTTGCTGACGTTCATTTTCGTTCCCCTGTTTGCGCTGCCGATGGGTGAACAATACGCTGTTAGTAGTAACGCGTCTATACCACTTGTCTGGTAGTTTTCCACCCCGGCGCCTTCATCCCGATCAACTCCAGCTTCGCCGCCGGCATCCCGCGCGCACCAGACAGCCACCCATCCACAGTCCCGTGAGATCCGCCATGGCGAGGCGTGAGCCCGAGAATCCGGGCCACGTCGCCGCGCGTCAGGTTGTGCGCGGACATGATGGCGCGAAGTTCTGCGATGCGGTCGGTTGGTGTCACTGCGCAAACTCGCTGCGGCTGATGATCTGCCAGTAGCCAGGGCCGTCGCCAACCAGCACGCTGCTGGTATCCCACGACCAGACGCCATAGGTCTGACCAGGAACGTCGCCGCCGTAGGTCGGCAGCATCGTCAAATCGACTTTGGAGCGGTCTTGCTCGCTCATCGCGCCCATGCACTCATCGACGGCAATCATCAACTGCGCGAGTGTCTGCGCGCCATTGACTGCTGACTGAACTTGCGGAAACTGGCTGTTGGTATACATGCGGCGTACTCCTAGATAGGCCATCTGGCCCCGCTTCAACCCTCCGTAGAGGGCTGAGGCTGGGTCGGTTGGGTTAGTTGGCAAACCCAAGGCGGGCTGCGTTTTGAACCGCCTCCTCTTTTGTGTCGAAAACCTCGTAGGCAAACCCACCATCGTTCCAGTGAAGCTCCATGCGGGTTGAGGACGGGCCGAACGTGGAGGAGTGGCAGAAGGTGTGCAGCTCGACAAAATCGGCGCTGCGAAGGTTGCGACCAACTGCCTGCTCGTTCTTGTAGTTCATTTCGTCTCTCCGTTTGCGCTGCCGATGGGTGAACTATACTCGCATTGTGAGTAGATACAACTACCGTTCGTCGGGTAGTTGCACGCTGCCGGACTTGGCGCGACAATGCCGAAAACTGGAGCCGACGATGCGCGCACTGATCATTGCTGCACTGCTGTCAACAGGGTCAATCCGCAAGACATCGTATGGCGCAAAACGTGACTGCCACGAACTCTGACCGCATGAACGTTCACTATGCAGAGTGCGACGACGTTCTCTATGTGGCCATCGGTCAGCCGGTGCCGGCGTCGTGCGACGAGGACGACGACGGTATCTTGTGGCGTGTCTCGTACGCCAACGGCGAGATTGTGGGCGCGACCATTGTCGAATTCCTCGGGCGCGGCAACGACACTGACCGCCTACTCGCGAAAATCGCCGACCGCTTATCCTTTAGTCTGCGAGCCCTTCGCCAAGCCGCAGTAGGCTCAAGGCACTAACCGCAGAATGCGCCGGGCGGCTGTTGGGCACCAGCACCGCGGCGATCGTCTGCCGGATTGCCTGCGGGACTTTGCAGGCGCCTGAAGCGTCGTTGTCGTGGAGCGCTAGGGCATAGTCGGATAGCAGGCCGCGAGTCTGGCGCGATCTACGGCGGTCACACCGACGCGGCCGACTACATCGTCCCTACGCTGGTTGCTACCGGCGTGCAGGTATGGGCCTACGGTCGGCCGAATGTGCCGAACGCGCACTGGTTTGGCTGGGCCTACGGCGCGTTTCGGTTAGCCGGCGCTGCGCACAACGCCAGCTTGGGTTGCTATCGGCGGTAGTTGACATCTGCGCGAGCTTGCGAGACTGGGCTATGTACCGCTTCCGCCCCGTTTGACGGAGTGTATTGCTTAGGCATTAGAACTATCCCCAACATACCGCCGCAGTTGCCGCCATTCCGACGACAGGTAGCGCCAGATTCCGAGACGTTCGCGCAGTAGTTGCTCGCGCTCGATCATCATTTGTCGCCACGACTCGGCTAGAATTTTAAGCGAAGGTCCAAATCGGTCAAGCGTCTCCGCGATGATTGCGCACGTAACGCCCATCCCGCCAATTGCGGCTGCAACCTCTGCAGCTCGCGATATTGATTCTGGTTCACTTTCCATCACCACTCTCCCTATCAATATCCAGCAAAATCAGAAACTCGCACGGATTCCCAGCCTCGCGCATTCCCTGAGCAAACACGCACCCGCTCGATCTGTGAATGTATCGCTGGCATTGGTCGCGATCCTTGCAGATCGACAGGCCGACGAGTCCGGCGCAGCGACAAACGTCATTTGCCAGCATCGCCACTCTCCCCATTGCCAATCTCCTGCCGCAATTCCTCCATGCACTGCCACAAGCGCCCATCGTGGCCCTTGGAATACGTAGACGTGTCCCATGCGTAGAGTGCTCGCCGGATAGACCCCTGCATGCGTTCGACCATTGCCGCAGCCTGGCCGAGCGCCATCTCCAGTCCGCCATCGCTGGCTTTCGGTTCGCTTGCCGCAAGCGAAAGCGCCCACTGCCGCAACTGGTGATCGCCCATCACTTCGTCATTCGTCGGCGCGCACTCCGCGATCAGATCGACGGCTGACTTAATCGCCGGCCACTGCTCCACAAAAAACGAGATGTTCCGGTCCCGGTGGATCAGGCAATTCATCAGGATCAGTCCCGCGGCTTCGTCGTCAAGGCTGATATCGAACCCGCGCGGATCGCCTTCGTCTTCTTCCGTGATTTCAGTCTCGACGCGCAGGGTGCGGATGCTGAAGCGGGATTTTGGGTAGGTATTGCTATCTGTGATCATGCGGTTTCTCCGATGCTGCCGCGCGAATCTTCTCGATATTGGTCATGGCGACGACGCCACGATATTGATCGACGAGCGCACATGATCTATCAGACCGTCGTCTTTGCTTTCATCGTCTGAATATGAATCCCAAGCCGTCGAATCGTGAATGCTCATTGCCTTATCTCCCGTAGCGACTAGCACAATTCCATCAGGCGCCTCAATCAACACTTTCTCAAGCCTTTTGGCCCACTTTGCAATCGCGTTCATGGCGCGTCCTTGGCTGGCTTGGCTATCAACTCGGTTCCTGGAACTGGAAGCTCTGAATTGGTGTATGCGAGGCATCTGGATGGGCCGGTCGCAAAATCACGATTCGACTCAAAGACACGAGCCACAACCGGCGCCGCCTCAATAGCCGCCTGCCGTGCGATTGCACTGGCCAGTCGAATGCTGAGATTGCCATTCTGTCTGGCAAGCGAATCCCGCTCCGCAACCGCCGCGGTTAGGTCGGCGCGCAACTCCGCAATATCGCTGGCCTGCTGCCTGATGGCGCCTTCCGTCTTCCACGGTGGCGCGAAGTCCGTAGGCTGACCGTCAATCAGTATCTCGCCGTCTGGAAGTTCCACGATGCTGATTCGCCAGCTCATGCGCAACCTGCCTTCGCCAGCGCGGCGTCGATCAGCGCGACAGACGGCGAATCCATCTCACAACCGAACTCGGCGATAAGCTCGCGCGCCACCATCAACGCCTCCGCCATATCCGGCGCTGCGGAGATTAGGCGGGCGTTGGCGTCGCGCTCTGCCTCTGCTTGCTCGCAATCAACGATGACGCAGGCCATTGCAATCTGTCGCTGCGCCGTTCCGCGCTCAACCTGATGGAACGGCCCGCCAACGATTACGCCGTGATTTCGCGTGTTCCACGGCCCCGGCGTCCACTTCTGCCCGCTCATGCCTATCTCCTAAGCCGCCATCTGGTCGGCTGATTGCAGTTCGATCAATGCCGCGATCTGCTCGTCGGTCATCGTCGGGTAGTGTTTTTCGGCAATGTGCCGGTAGATCGTCCGCATCATTCCCATGAACTCGGCTTGGTCCATCTTGTCGAACGCCATCGACCGAGCCTTGACGAACTCCATGCGCCCGATTTCGGGCAACTGCATCACGGTCACGTCGCAGCAGGCGCGCGCATCCTCTTGCAGCCGCTTCAGGGCCGCGTGCCAGTCGCTACCGAACTGCTCGAAACCGGACAGGTTCTGGATTGCGAAATTTCCGACGAGATGCGCGTGGTTGTGCGATGGCTGATGGCGCGGCTGCGTCAGTTCTGCGCGCACCAGATCGCCGTCACGGTAGCCGCGCGCATCGATCTCGTTTGACGCGACGGCATCCGCGGCGACCGCAACCAAGCGGCCATTGATGCGGCGCCAGCGTAGGTAGATCGGGCGCGATTGCTTGCGGGGCTTGGCGGTCATTGTTCGCCCCTCTGCGGGCTGAACATCACTGCACGCCCGCCGATCTCTTGCGCGCCCAACTGGCCGGCGCCGATTGCGCGGCCCTCGCATGTGGCGCACAGGACGCGCGATGGCTCGGCGACGATTCGGCTTGCCTTGTGCTGACGCTTTTCGCTGATCAGGACCGACTGACCACACCAGCAACTGACGGCGATATGCGCCGGCCATTGCTTCGGATCGAGCGCGATGATCTGGACGCTGCGAACGCGGTGCGTGTACTTGCCGCTGCCGGACTCGGCGAACGGGAGCGATCGCTTGGCGTAGGTCACGCGCGGGTCGCTTGACCGGCGGCGCGGCGGGACTGTGGCGATCATTGAGGCGGTCACTTGGGCGGCTCCCAGAACGCGTAATTGAACGCAGAAATTGCCATGTCCATTGCGCGCATCGTCTGTGCATGCGTCCCGATCACGTCGCACTCGATCAGCGTCGAGCCTTGCTCGCGCGATATCGTCGAATCTTGGATGCGCCAGTAGGTCGATTCGTTTTCGCAATACAATTCTGAGCCGAACTCCCAGTCGCCGAGTAGCGCAAGTTCCTCGTCGTACTCTGCGACGGCCAAGCGGATTTCGTATTCGGTCACTTCTCAATCTCCATTCGCAATTCCTCCATGCACTGCCACAAACGGCCGTCGTGGCTCTTGGAGTTGGTTGTCGTGTCCCACGCTTCCAGTGCGCGGCGGATCGCTTCGCGGTATCCCTGAATCGCCACGATCATTTCGCGGATTGCGGCATCGTCATACATCGGGACTGGCGTGTTGACGCTTACGCCAAGCGGTTTACCGCCGTTGTCCCATGCAAGCGCGTCGTACAGGTTCCCGTGCATGTCGGCCTTGCTCACAAGCCATGCTCTCGGCTTGGCGCTCACCTCCCCGCCTCCTGCACCCTCACCAGCGCCGCAATGTCCTGCGCGGTCATGACGATGGCGGCGCGGACGTGTTTCGGCATCAGCCCGCGCTTCCGGTTGCCGTGCCAGACAGAGCACAAGTCCGCAAGCTCGTCGATCTTCTCGGCGATTTCGTCGTGGTCGTTCACTTCCCCACCTCCGCACACGCCGCGATGAATGCCTCGGCGGCGTCGATGTTGGCGGGGTTGGCCTCAAGCCTTCGCAGCTGCTCGTTTGCGCGGTCTACGCGCACTGCCATGAAGTCCTTTTCAGTTGGCAAATAGCCATTAGACGGACCCCACTTCTCGCGACCGACGATCCGCAAATTCTCCTTGCGAAACTTTCTGCGGCTTGTCACCCACATCGTCGGCGACTCGCTCAGGATTTCATGAATCTCAATCCCGCTTCCTCCCCATGCGCGACTACCGCGCACCGCAATCTTGTCACCCACCTTCAACTCAGCCACCGGACACCTCCGCTGCTGGGGCGAGTGCGGCGCGGGCCTGCTTGACCGCGTCCATGTGGTACACCTTTCCGATATTGAGCGGGTAGGCGATAACGGTAAGCACCTCCCGCAGCCGCGCAATCTCGGCTTGCGCCGCCGTGTACTTTCGCGCGTCGTCAATAACCGCGTCGTGCATGTCGATCAGGTAGCGATTGGCTTCGCGAAGGCTCGCAATCTCGGCGTCCTTCGCGGCATTCGACGCCGTGCATTGCTCGGTCCTTTGCCGCCAATAACAGACGTCGCACAAACTCGGCTCGCTGCCATCGCGCCCGTGCGCAGCGTGGTTGATTGCGAAACTACCGCAGCGTTCGCAGCTCATGCCGCGAGCCTCCCGGTGGTGTCCATCAGGCGCCGCGTCTTGTCCGTCAGTCGCGCCACTAGCTCGCACGCTTCTGCCCAAAACTTCTCGCACTCGGTCGCCATGTTCGCGATGAATGCGTCATCGCGCGGGATGGTTTCGATGTGCAGCGCCATGTGTCCCGGCAGCCGGCAATCGAAACTCACGAAATCATATTGCGGAAGGTCCAGCACCCACATCGCGCACTGAAGTTGAGGCATGTGTTCGACCGGCATTCCGCCCAGGATCGTTGCGATATGATTCGCCGTGTTGAACGGGCATTTAATTTCGAGTCCGCGATCCATCATCAACCCATCCGGCGACGCCCCGATGTACTCCAGTTCGGGATGAACGCAGAACCCGGCGGCGGTCACGTCACTCCCAGTCAAGTCGATGTACGCCTGAAGCGCCATCGGTTCCTGTTCGACGCCCCATGCCATCGCGGCGTTCTGATAGCTCGGCTGGCGCTGCCCGGTCAGGATTTCGCACACGATCTGCATCAGGTAATCCTGGCGGGCCTGCAAGGGCTTGCCGTCGCGTTTGCTGACGGCCAGGACGTCCTTGATGCGGCTGGCCGTGATGCGGCCGACGCGATCCGCGTGCCACTGGTCGTTACGCTGCAAGTCCATCGGTCGCCTCCTTCGCGGTCTTTTCGGCCTTCTTTTCGAGCGCGGCTTTTGCTCGGCGGAAATGGACTGCCGGAAGTTCCGCGACTGACTCCACACCAGCATTCAGCCACCGCAGGAAATCGGCCGGAGCGGTGTGCGTGCTGCGCATCAAGTCGGACAACTCCGCGGCCTGATCTTCGCTGATCGCTGCCGGCGCCTTGTGCTCTTGCTGCCGATCACTACCGCGCCCGTCATCGTCCGGCATATCGCGCGAGGCGAGGCCGCACGCAGCCATCAACGTATACCTTTGCAAATAGGTCACGGTGCTGGCGACCTGCTGGATTGCGTTCTTCTTGCCGCTGTCGTCGGGCGCCGCGGTCATCACGACCTGTTCCGAGTGCCCGAGCTCGTGCGTGATGACGCAGGCCACCGTGATCGACTTGCCTTCCTGCGCGACCGTCCAGCGGTGCGAGAGGCCAGCGTCT